AAGAGCACAAACTTATGACAATGAATTTTGCATCCGAACCATATTATGACGATTTTGATGAAACTAAGAAGTTTTACAAGACCTTGTTTCGACCAGGATATGCAGTACAGACAAGAGAGTTAAATCAGATTCAATCTACGCTTCAAAACCAAATCAATGGAGTTGGTAAGCACTTATTCAAAGAGGGGTCTGTAGTTGTTCCTGGTAATGTAATGTATGACAACAATATGCCGTATGTCAAGATACAAGAAAGGAATACCTCATCGTCTGATATTTTAGGTTCTCTCCAAACATTACCGAAAACCTTGATTGTTGGACAGACTTCAGGGGTTAGCGCATTAGTTGTTCATTATGAAATATCCACCGCAACTGATCCACACACACTGTATTGCAACTACCTAACATCAGGACCTTCATCAACAAGATTCATTGATGGGGAAGTATTGTTGAATGAGGATGGCCAGGAAGTGGCAGTTGCTGCTATTTCAAACGCAACAGGGCATGGAACTGTTGCAGCAATCTCAGACGGCATCTACTACATAAATGGTTTCTTCGTCAACGTATATTACAAGTATCTAGTGGTTTCAAAATATATCAACTACACCCACAATGCTAGTGTTCAACCAACAGCTAAGATTGGTATTGTATGGGCAGATTCTATTATCACTTCTGTTGATGATGAGTCGTTGTTAGATAATGCGCAGGGAACTCCCAACTATTCTGCTCCTGGGGCAGATAGATATAAGATTGACACTTCCTTCGAGATCGTCGATTTTGCAAACAAACCATTACAGTTTGTTGAGCTTGTTTCTGTCGAATCAGGCAATGCCACTATATCACAAAATCAACCGAAATACAATGAAATCGAAAAGGAGTTGGCTAAGAGAACATATGAAGAATCTGGTGACTACGTCATCGACAACTTCAAAGTGTCGACAAGGGAATACAGAAAGAACTTCTTCCCAAATTGGTCAGCATCAACCAACTACATTATCGGTGATGTAATCCAAAGCGAATATCTAGGAACCTTATATTCGTTCGCATGTATCGATTCTGGTGTATCTGGAACGATTGTGCCATCGTTCTTGATCGATCATTCTCATGTTTCTGATGGTACTGTTACTTGGGAATTTGCCGAAAAGTTTTACATTAATGATGGCATATTCGAGACGAATGATGACTCAAAATATATCGTTGAAGTTGATGGTGGAACGGCAAGCGTCCAAGGATATGAATACAAATCTGGAGGGCTTGTTCGCCTAACCAACGACAAAGCCAGAGATTATGATAGATCGATCAACACCGATGTTGTGGTGTATGACGGGACATACATCAAGGTCAAAAATGTATTCTCAATACCAGCAACAGTTGGTTCAGATTTCGTTCCTGTAAATCTATACAACCAATTCACAGGGACTCCTGGAACTGCATCGGGCACTAAGGTTGGTACTGCGATGATAAGATGGTTAGAACCAGATAGCGGCTCATCCAACTATAGGATGTATTTGTATGATGTACAAATGCTATCAGGATACGTTTTTGAGATTCACACTAAGCAAATTCAAAGCGCCAATGGTTCTGGTAACAACTTCACTTGCGATGTAGTTCCTGTTAGTGCTAAAGCATCTGGATCAATCACGTCATCTGGAACAGCTGTTGTTGGTGTTGGGACATTATTTTCCCAACAACTGATAGTGGGCGACTATATCACCGTGGATAGCATCAACTTCCACCGAGTTACTGTAGTCGCAAACAACAACGCATTGACCTTAGCGACTTCCCTAACAACTACAGGAAGCGTGTTTTATACAGCAACGACTGCCGTCGTGAACAATACTAGCAACAGTGCTGTTATAGGGTTGAGTAATACATTTATCCGCAAGATAAAGGCTGCTGATGATGCATCTGTAAACACTGAATATGTCATCACTCGCAAACTAGGAACAATTATCAGCAATGGTTCTGGTAGAGTGGATATGATTTTGTCTAACCCAACTGAGGGGTTCTCATCTACTGCAAACGCCACCAACTACATGTTTGTCAATAACACGACTGGTGCAGTTCAAGTCCCAACAACGTACACCGTAAACAGCACCCAATCAATATATGCCAACGGGTTGTCTGTATCTGCATCATATACTGTATGTGCATCAATCATAAAGACTGCTGTTCAACGAAACAAAATATTGAATACTGCCACCATAGACTTCACCACATCAGCAGCTGCCACTATTGCCTCATTGTCGTTGGGTAAGGCTGATTGCTATCGTATCGTTAGTGTATATCAATCGCCAGCATTCGGCAATATTACATCAGGAAATTTGGCATCTGTTGAGTGTTCTAATCTGTTCTCATTTGACTCTGGACAGAAATCTTTGTATTATGATGTAGGTGTTATCAACAGGATAAACCCTCAGACAAAAATAACAGGATCGGTTCGAGTTATTTTTGAATATTTTAGCCATAGTGCTGGCGATTATTTTAGCGTTGACTCGTACGAAAATGTTATACCTTATTACAACATCGATCCTAAGCTAAGGGACACGTTAGACTTTAGACCAGTGAAGAATGATTCTGGCGTTGGATTCAATTCCTCAAACGTGGGCATCCTAAAGAGTGGATACAACATCAACGCGGACTATTCATATTACACCCCTAGGATAGATATTCTAGCAGTGACCATGGACAAAAAAATAGTCATCCTCAAGGGTATATCATCCTCAATACCAACAGCACCAACGATACCAGCTGGGGCGATGGCCATTTATATTATAGGAAACTTGCCTTATGGCAATAACCCTAAGAAATCTGTCATACTGTCTGCAGTTGACAATAAACGATTTACAATGCGGGATATTGGAAATCTTGAAAATAGAATATCAAAGTTAGAGTATTACACTGCCTTGACCTTGATGGAAACCCAAACAACAAATCTGACCATCACTGATGATATAGGATCAGATATGTTCAAGAATGGTTTCCTTGTTGAGCCTTTCAACGATCATGGGTTAGGGTTGGTGTCTGACATAGACTATAGTTGTTATATAAATAGTTCTATAAACCAACTATATCCTCAAACAAATGTTATATCTTCTGGGATGTCTGAAGTCAATACCAACGACTTACAGAGAACTTCGCAAAACTATAGAATAAACGATGGACTGATCACGTTGCCATATACTGAAGTTGTATATTCATCAAATGAGTTTGCGTCCAGAGTAGAGAACGTCAACCCATTTGCAATAGCAAGTTTCAATGGTAATGTCTCGATATACCCTAGCAGTGATACTTGGTTTGATACCCTAACATTACCAACCATCTACAGATCAATATAGGAAAATAGATATGGCAGATTTAGTAACACAGCAAAGTTTAGTGAATTTTTTTGGAGCAACCCCCGAATCTGTATTGGGAAACATAGCCGACGCTCTTGCAGAAAAAGGAGTTCCTGCAACAGCTGAAGCAATTGCCCAGATGGTTGCTACAAATGATCCTAGATTTGCTAGGGCAGTAGCGTCTGTTGGAACAGACGCTGGGATTGTATTATGGAATAGCGATAGTGCTGTCATGGCGATGCATGGACTTGGGGATGATGCTGCATCTATGACTGCTAACATTTCTACGCTTGCAAATGCAATCATCAGCCTGACAGTTCAAGGTGTAGGCAATGCTACAGGAAAAACATACACATCAACAGACAACTCTAAGTGGATACCTGCAAATGCTTGGGCGGTTGGGCATCTTCAAGTTGCCACCGCAGTTACTGAACATACAACATCTCAAGTAAATGTTCCTGCTGTATATAAGGATTATTCATACACAGTCCCTACCTCAACTGATGTCACAAATTATCGCTCAGTAACTGATGTTTCATACAGAGCTGAAAATGCCTCATCGGTAGCCAATAGCATGATTCCGTTTATGCGGGCAGTATCTCTGTGCTATAAGGGGCTTGGGTTCAAACCTGAATCAAATTATTTTGCATATTTCGATGGTATCGATGTAACATCAACTATCACTCCTGCACAAGAGTTGACCATATCGTCAGTTGTTGGTCAGTCGTTCGTGTTTGACGAGCTGACAGACATTGGAGGTCAGAGTGATGCTCAACGTATCATCCCAAACAACCCTTTGAATCCATTGAAGACTGGTGATATCATCACAGGGTTGACTAGCAATGCTACAGGGGTGCTGGTTGGTATAGAGTTAGCTCCTTCAAACACATTGAAGTTGTTTGTGGTGAATGTAAAAGGTACATTCTCATCAACAGAGATTGTCGTTGGTAGCATTTCCACTGCCAGAGGAACAATAGCTTCTATAAAAATACCAACATCCCCTGTAAGTTCTACATATGGTAGACTATATGGGTTATACAATCTTCCAAATAACCCAAATCTGAAGTTTGAGGTTGGTACAAAAACATTATTATTCTCGACTGGACTGTCGACTGATACTGCTGCTGATTCGTTTGGTAACTTGAAATATACAGCAAATGGTGTTCTACATACGATACAACCTGTTGTCACTACAATTAGAGTTGAGACCCAAAGACAAGAAGCATACACCACTACAGCGATAGGCTCACAAACCATATCAGGAACAACTCTAGTGTCTGCTGCAACAACCACTACAGTCTCTGGGTCACAGGTTGTTGCCAACTTCAACCAACTCTGCCCACTTGACCCACTAGCCCAATCGTTTAGGGTAGAAGAAGAAACAGGGGTTTATATCACAGGGATTGATCTATTCTTTGCAACAAAAGATACCACTCTTCCAGTATACGTATCGATCATCAATGTTGTAAATGGTTATCCTGGACAAAACGAAGTGACAGAAAGTAGAACCACTATCGATGCTTATGATGTAAATATCTCAACTGCGTTATCAACAACCAAAGATGGTAAAAAATGGGCTTCTCCAAATGCACCAACTAGAGTAACATTCAAAGCTCCCATCTTTCTAGGGGGTAAGTCTGAATATTGTATTTTCATAAAATCAGATTCATTCAAATACAACTTGTGGTCTTCATATCTAGGGGACGAAACTGTAAATGGTGTCGGCATGACTGCTACCCAACCTATTATGGGTTCCTTGTTCAAGTCGCAAAATGCTAACACTTGGACCACTGATCAGAACCAAGACTTATGCTTCAATCTATACAGAGCAAAGTTCGATACCAGCGTCATATCAAACATAGAACTGAAATCGGAACCATTGGTACCAAAAATTGGAACATACACTCCAATTTATGTAAAGACTGGCTCGTTGATATTGAGGGTGATGTCGTTGGGTCATGGATTCCAAAATGGACATACAGTTGCTATTGCCAATATGACGCCATCGTCGACAGTCACTGCGGGCAGCTTCGTGGTTGGGGTTCGTTATGTCATATCTTCATTGGGAGCAACATCTCAAGCTCAGTGGAACACTGCTGCAGGAACATCTGGGCAGACATATGTTGTCGGATCTCCGTTCCTTGCTTCTACAGTTGGTGCTGGTACAGGAACTGCTATCTGGGCAAACTTTTTTGGGTACACTAGCAACCAGATAAATGGGTCGCATGTTGTATCTAATGTTGAACCTGATTACTACACGATTTCAATGCCTTATGTTGCTACATCAACAGGAACCTTGGTTGATTCAAACGTCACATTCAGCCGCAACATTACCATCGACAATATCAGTGCTAGATTTCAGACCATTAGACCATTGAACACTGATATGACGTTCACGTATGCAGGAACGAATAAAGCTGCAGTGAAATCATTGGCCCACACCCCTATCATAAACTATGGTACTGTCGATACAGCAGAAACATTGTTGATATTGAGTCCAGAAAATAAGTCTGCCTTGCTGTCGAGTGGTGTTGAGTCATTGACCATGAATGTTACGTTATCGTCATCTAATGATTTTGTATCGCCTATGATAGACACCCACAGAATGGTTGCTGTGACTACTGGTTACAAAATCAACAATCCTACCAATACATTGAACGTGGTTGGATTAGACTATGATACTATAGCATCTTCGTCAGCACTGATAACAGTCGACTATGCAAATGATAAGTTTGCAACTACCAACAGTGCATTGAAACTGATATTCAAGACAGTCAGGGCAGGGCAGTATATCACAGTGACAGGTTGTAGCAACTCTGTCAACAATGGCACTTTCCTCGTAATATCAGTTGCTTCTGATGGCGCAGATATTACAGTTAGCCAAAACTTGCTGGTTGACGCGTCGGTTGCGATATCTATAGTGGCTGGTTCTAGATTCATTGATGAGACTGCTCCTGGAGGCTCATCTGCTGTTGCTAAGTATGTTTCTAAGCCCTTGACATTTGGTAACATTTCTACTGCCTTCAAACTGTATTTTGACTACAACCTTCCTTCTGGTTGTGGTATTGATTTCTACTACAAAACATCGAGTGTCAATGACAGCTCAATACACGCTACCTTACCATATACCAAACTGTCATACACCGATAACCTGATAATCAGTAGCAGCACTTCTATGAGTTCTGGGGCAGTGTTTCTGCAAGGGTTGCCAAACTTTGACACCTTATCTCTCAAGATTGTGTATACATCATCAAATGCACATCTATTCCCAAGAATGAGAGACTTTAGAATAGTGGCGTTAGCATAATGGTTCAAGTTGAAAACCACCCCAATCTGATGAAATCGAACTCTGGGTTGGTGGTGGATGTGGATAAATCAGGATATGTTAAATATATGGCTCAGAAAAAGTCTACATCTAAAATCAATGAGTTGGAATCCACAGTAGATGATATGAAACAAAGCATTGAGGAGATAAAAATCCTCCTCAATATTCTTATAAATACCAGTAATAGAACCCAATAAGGAATCATAATGTCAACGTTAGTCTTAAGACAAACAAAAGGAACGCCTCTTACTATTATTGAGGTGGATACTAACTTCTCAAACCTAAATGCTGGTAAGCTAGAAACATCTGGTGGAACAATTTCAGGGAACTTAACCGTAACAGGAACCATATCAAACACTTCAATAACTGCCCTGAAGTTGCCAGTAGGTCTAACCACAGATAGACCAGTTACTCCATTGGCTGGTCATATGCGATACAATAGCACCTTGGGGGGTTTTGAGGGACACGACGGTACTATTTGGTCAACTTTACTAGACTCCTCTACGGCAGTAACTATCGCTCAAGGTGGTACAGGTGTTACGACCAGTACTGGTTCTGGGGCAAACGTGCTTGCAACTTCGCCAGTGCTGGTAACTCCATTGTTGGGCACTCCTACGTCTGGAGTCTTAACATCTTGCACTGGGTTGCCATTGACCACTGGGATTACAGGAACTCTAGCTGTCGCAAATGGTGGTACAGGTGTTACGACCAGCACTGGTTCTGGGGCAAACGTGCTATCGACCACACCCACTATCACTGGGATGAAAGAGACAAAAATTGTGATAGCTGCTTTGAATGTTGACATCTCATTAGGCAACTACTTCAGTAAGACTATCACTGCCATCTCAACAATGACTGTTTCAAACACCCCCGCAACTGGAACTGTTGCTTCATTCGTCATCGACTTGACCAATGGTGGGGCATTTGCTGTCACTTGGTGGGCTGGTATGAAATGGGCTGCTGGTACTGCCCCAACACTGACTGCCTCAGGAAGAGATGTCTTAGGGTTCTTTACGCACGATGGAGGGACGACTTGGAGTGGGTTAGTTCTTGCTAAGGACATCAAATAATGAGTGCTAGAGATATGGTGATGGGTGCCGCAGGTAGTAATGGTGCCGCAGTGTATGTTGAGGATGTTTTCTCTACGTATTTATATACTGGCAATGGTGGCGCTCAGACTATTAATAATGGTATCGATCTTGCTGGTAAAGGTGGGTTAGTTTGGACTAAATCCCGAGCAGGCATTCTCGATCACAGACTTAATGATACTGATAGAGGTATCAATAAAAGTATATCTTCAAACACCTCCTCCGGAGCGAACGTTAGCGCAGATGAAGTTACCAGTTATAATGCTAATGGATATACATTAGGTGCTTCGGGTAATTACAACAACGGAGCAATTGGTAACATATACGTCTCATGGACATTCCGCAAGCAGCCGAAGTTCTTTGATGTTGTGACTTGGACTGGTGATGGTACTGTTTCAAATAGAGCAATTACACATAACTTAGCAAGCGTTCCTGGTATGATAGTAACCAAGACGACAAATACAAGCAGAGATTGGTATGTATACCACAGATCACTTGGTATTAATATGACAATAATGTTGAATAGCTCCCTTCAACAATATGGTAGTCTAAACACATTTGGGCCAACTTTACCAACAACAAACACATTTTATGTTGGTGATAGTAATAACACGTTAGGCACAACTTATGTTGCTTATATCTATAGCCATAACGCAGGAGGGTTTGGATTAACTGGTAATGATAATGTGATTTCTTGTGGGTCATTTACTGGTTCAACTAATCCGGTTATCACGTTGGGCTATGAACCTCAATGGATTCTTGTCAAAAACGCCACTCTTGGGGGAAACTGGAAAATTTTTGACAATATGCGCGGATTGAGTGGTACATTTAACGATGGCTCCGACAACATTTTATACCCAAACATCAGTGATGCTGAGGCAGGTGAGGGTATTAATTACATTACTGCAACAGGATTTAATTACGGAACTGTGAGTTCAACCGACACATACGTGTACATGGCCATTCGCAGAGGTCCGATGAAAGTGCCTACTGATGGAACTGAGGTGTTTAATACAGCAGTTTATACTGGTAATGGCGGCACACAGTCTGTAATTTCTGGAATTACTACGCCTGATTTATTTTGGGCAAAATGGAGATCAGGATCTCCTGGGAGTACTTCTCATAATATTTGGGATAGATTGCGCAGTAGAACATACAGACTTTTTTCTGATACAGTTGGTAGTGAGCAATATTCACAAATAAATTCATTTGATGGGGGTGGAGTAACTTTAAATGCTTCGTATGCCAATACAGGTGCAACCGCATATGCTGGATGGTTTTTCAAACGCGCTCCAAAGTTCTTTGATGAGGTTTGTTATGGTGGAACATCTATAAATGCCACACAACCCCATAATCTTGGGGTGATTCCTGAATTGATTATTGTGAAATCAAGATCGCAAAATACATCTTGGTTTGTATATGCAGAAGCTTTAGGGAATAACGCATCACTTACACTTGAAACTACCACAACCTCAGGTCCTGGTCAATGGAATGTGACATCACCAACGTCAACAGTATTTTCTTTGGGGAATGGCAGTAGTGTTAATGGAGCTGGACATACCTTTGTAGCCTACCTATTCGCAACTTGCCCAGGAGTTTCTAAAGTAGGTTCTTACACAGGTAATGGTACAAGTCAAACAATAGCTTGCGGATTTGCTGCTGGGGCTAGATTCATTCTTATAAAATGTACATCAGCAGTTGGTGATTGGTATGTCTGGGACACATCAAGAGGTATCATTACCGGAAATGATCCACATCTTAGTCTAAACACAATTTCTGCAGAAGTAACAACTGACGACTCAATTGATCCGGCTGCATCAGGGTTCATAGTCAATCAAGTTGCTGCCACAAACATCAATGTAACTTCAGCAACATACATCTTTCTCTCAATAGCATAGGAACTCAAATGGCTTACATAAATACAACCACAAACCATTATCCGGTATCAGAACAAGATATAAGAAATCTGTTCCCAAACACTTCGTTCCCAAAAGTCTTTCAGGCTCCAGAGGGTTATGAGAATGTATTCATATCACCTAAACCTGAATATGATATAAATACTCAGGTAGTGGTAGAAATTGTTCCAACATTATCAGCTAGAGATGACTGGGAACAAACTTGGAGTGTGATTTCAAGATTCCAAGAATACACAGATGGCGACTCAGTCGTACATACGATAGCAGAACAAGAAAGTGCTGCATTAGCCTCAGCTGAACAGATCAAAAAAGATGCTAATGTTACTAGAGCAAAGCAACTGTTGCTTGAGTCGGACTTCTCTGCCCTAGTTGATGTTAGATTAGATTTGCAGAACGTATCTGAGTTTGATACTTATAGATCAACACTTAGGCAGATTATCATTGATTCGCCTCTAGTGGTTGAATCATGGGAAACCATACCAACTGCTGTTTGGGGCGTATAAATACTAATAACTTAACCAAGAGAGAAAAATAACATGGCTTTAATATTTACTACGAAAGGTGATTTGGACGAATCTCTTTTAACGATCACTTATGGCTCAGATGAGACTATCAACGAAACTGCAAACTGGACAGAATACCATTTTGAGGGCGAGCTAGTCAAACGCGATGTTCATCTTATCCTGACACAACCTTCAACATCATCTAATACACAAATCGGAGAATTTTAATGGCAAACGTACAAGGAATGGCAACCTCTTTTAAACAGGATATGTTGAATGGCTTACATGCCTTTGGGCCTTCTGTGATCAGAGCGGCTACCACAAAGGATGTATTTAAGGCAGCTCTGTATGTAACAACTGGAACCATATCTGCAGCAACTACTGCATATTCTGCAACCAATGAGGTGGTTGGGGCTGGGTATGTTGCTGGTGGCGTTGTTGTGACAACTGCAACTGCTCCGTTATCCACAGGAACAACTGCTTTCGTCACACCATCAGCTTCTATTGTTTTTACCTCAGTAACATTGACAACCGCATTTGATTGTGTGTTATTGTATAACTCTACTGCGGTTGGCCTTAATGCAGTTTCTGCCCACACCTTTGGTGCGCAGACTGTTACTGCTGGAACATTTACTCTAAGCATGCCTTCAAACGATGCGACAAATGGGTTGGTTCGCGTAGCATAACCAACCGTGATGTAAAAAAAATAATTGTTATTGTATATGTGAGATGTCTACAACTTGTAAGGATAGCAAGTGACTACAAACAATAGCAGTTATTTTGCCAGCAATTATGTAGACGTGACCTATGGTTGATGTCATTTTAGCAAACAATAGCAGTTATTTTGCCAGCAATTATGCAGACGTAACTTATGTAGAGACAGGGGAAATAGTTCTTGCCTCTACATCTGTTGGAACCCTCAAAGCAAACATCACAAAAGGTCTAATAGGAACTCAGGCAACTGGTTCTGTTGGAACCCTCAAAGCAAACATCACAAAAGGTCTAATAGGAACTCAAGCCTCGGGTTCTGTTGGAACCCTCAAAGCAAACATCACAAAAGGTCTATCTGGCAATCAGGCAACTGGTTCTGTTGGAACATCCGTATCTAGTAGCACAAAAGGTCTAATAGGAACTCAGGCAACTGGTTCTGTTGGAACCCTCAAAGCAAACATCACAAAAGGTCTATCTGGCAATCAGGCAACTGGTTCTGTTGGAACCCTCAAAGCAAACATCACAAAAGGTCTATCTGGCAATCAGGCAACTGGTTCTGTTGGAACATCCGTATCTAGTAGCACAAAAGGTCTATCTGGCAATCAGGCAACTGGTTCTGTTGGAACCCTCAAAGCAAACATCACAAAAGGTCTAATAGGAAATCAGGCAACTGGTTCTGTTGGAACCCTCAAAGCAAACATTGCGAAAGGTCTAATAGGAACTCAAGCCTCGGGTTCTATTGGGAATCTAGATAACTCAGTTGTTGCCTTCTTGGCATCAAGATATTTTGATGGCGACTACACAGACCCAACCTATGTACAGGATGACCTGTTGGCAACTGGATCTGTTGGAGTAGCTATACCTAGTAGATCGATGAGTCTAACAGGAACTCAATCAGTAGGATCCGTTGGAACCCTCAAAGCAAACATCACAAAAGGTCTATCTGGCAATCAAGCCTCGGGATTGGTTGGAACCGAAGTCTTCAATAAGGCAACAGCAGCCCTAGGAAATCAGGCAACTGGTTCTATTGGAACATCTGTATCTAGTAGAACAATAGGTCTATCTGGCAATCAGGCAACTGGTTCTGTTGGAACCCTCAAAGCAAACATTGCGAAAGGTCTATCTGACAATCAGGCAACTGGTTCTGTTGGAACCCTCAAAGCAAACATTGCGAAAGGTCTATCTGGCAATCAGGCAACTGGTTCTATTGGAACATCCGTATCTAGTAGAACAATAGGTCTATCTGGCAATCAGGCAACTGGTTCTGTTGGAACCCCTGTATCAACAATTGCGAAAGGTCTATCTGGCAATCAGGCAACTGGTTCTGTTGGAACATCTGTATCTAGTAGAACAATAGGTCTAACAGGCAACCAATCGTCGGGTTCTATTGGGAATCTAGATAACTCAGTTGTTGCCTTCTTGGCATCAAGATATTTTGATAGCGACTATGTTGATCCAGCATATGTACAGGATGACCTGTTGGCAACGGGTTATGTTGGAACATCCGTATCAAACATTGCGAAAGGTCTATCTGGCAATCAGGCAACTGGTTCTGTTGGAACATCCGTATCTAGTAGATCAATAGGTCTTTCTGGCAATCAAGCAACAGGTTTTGTTGGAACTGAAGTCTTCAATAAGATAACAGCAGCCCTTGGCAATCAAGCAACTGGATTGGTTGGAACATCTGTATCTAGTAGAACAATAGG